ATAACCAAAAATTATGGGCAGGTCTTAAATTAACAAATGACCAATTAGTTGCAACAGATGCCAATCAAGCATTTTTTAAGTTTCAAACAGATGCAACAAATTCAGAATCATTTGATGATTTTACATTGCTACACTTTGTTCATAGTATAGGTGGAACTGATTATATTAGTGCATTGCCTATAACAGTGGCAGCAAATACTAATTATCACCTTAAAATTGAAATTGATAGTGATAGAAAATTATCAATTTTTGTAAATGGTGTTCAGTATAATATTACATCTACTTCTGGTTCAACAGGTGGAACAGCAGTTACATCTGGCACAACTAAATCTGCAGCAATGACAGATGATATTGATTTAATACCTTATATTGGTATTGAGGCAGGTGCAGCGGCAGCAGAAGCAGTTGATATTCATTATCAGTGCATTAGCAGACTTATTTTTGAGTAAAATTAACATGGGGGATTAATTTCCCCCAGTTTTATAAGGAGATTTTAAATGACTCAAACAGATGTTTTGGTAAAAAGTATTACCGATACAAGTGCGGCAGATGATGATAGATTAGTAACAGCGGCACGACCTGATACTTCTGCAACTATGGCTCAAACCACTCATGCAGGAGGTGGAGCAAGAAATGTAACAGTAACAACCACTGGTACAGGAGATAATGCTAAAACTTGCACAATAACTGGTACAGATGTTTTTGGTGATGCTATGACAGAAGTTATAACATCAACAAGTTCTGCTGAGGCAGTAGCTGGTGCTAAATATTTTCTTACTGTAACAGCAGTAGAATGTTCAGCACAATATGCGGCAAATATAAAAGTTGGTTCAGGAAGTTTATGTGCTGAAGCAGTTAGGGGAAATAACAGGATAAGATTAAAAGGTATGTCGGTAGTATCAGGTGGAACAGCAGGAACAGTATCATTTTATGATGGTGCTCCAGAAGATGGCTCTGTATTAATGACTGCAAGAACAGTTGGAACTGCCAATGAAACTGTAGATAGAACTATCCCATCAAATGGAGTATTATTTGGAAGTGGAATGTCTGTTCAATATACAGTTGATGTAACAGATATGCTTACAATATTTTATACATGAGGATAAAAAATGGCAACCTCTGGAAGTGTAACATTTAGACCTAATGTTGAAGAAATAATATCAGAGTCCTTTGAAAGATGTGGTATAGACCCACAAACACGGACTGGACATCATGCAAAATCAGCAAGAAGAAGTTTAAATTTGTTGTTTTCTGAATTTGCCAATAGAGGTATTAATTATTGGACAGTTACACAAAATTCTTTAACTTTATCTGATGGAACTGCAAGTTACACTTTACCTGCAGGAACAATTGATATATTAGATGCAATTATAAGAGAAGATTCAACAGACCAAATTATTAATAGAATTACATTACAAGAATATAATCAAATACCTAACAAAACCAATGAAGGAAAACCTTCCCAATACATGATAGATAAACAATATACACCTGTTATCTATTTTTGGTTAGTACCTGATAAAACATACACTATGAATTATTGGGTAGTTAATCAACAAGAGGATATAACAGCATCCAATCAAGATACAGATATTCCTTATAGATGGACAGATACTATTTGTGCAGGTTTATCGGCAAAATTAGCAATTAAATATGCACCTGATAGATTTCAAATTTTAAATGAAGTGTATGAAAGGTCATTTGATTTTGCGGCATCTACTGATAATGATGGTGTTAGTTTAAGAGTTCAACCAACAGCATTGAATTTATAATGGGCAGATATGCTACAGGAAGAAAATCAAAAGCAATCAGTGATATATCTGGTTTTAAAATACCTTATGCTAAATTAAAAACAACATGGGATAATTTAAGAGTTGAACCAGAGGAATTTGATAAAAAACACCCACAACTTACACCTGCCAAAAATGTAGTTGATGTTACTGCATTATTTAATCCAAGACCTGATACAGATAAAGAAATTACCAATGTGTTTATTGGATATAGTTATAATATTTTTACAGGAAAACTTAATAGACCTAGTGTTGGTGTTGAGGCAAAAGGAGGTGTAGGAAGGTTAAACACAGCACCATCTGGTGATAGAGCAACTTCTGCTATTGGTTTTGAAAGTGCGATAGTAGAAACTGGATTAGCAGGAACATTTAGTATCGGTGTTTATGTATTAGACCAAGAAATAGGAGAAACAGGACTTGAGGGAACAGGTGCTATTGGGTCATTTACAATAGAATGTAATATAACTGAGGCAGGTCTTGCAGGAACAACAGCGATTGGTACATTTGTAGAAGAAGCATCAATTACAGAAGCAGGATTAGAGGGAACAGGCGAAACAGGTACAGAAACTCCAGTTGTTAGTGGTTGGGGACAAGAAGGTTGGGGAGAAAGGACTTGGGGATTATAAATGAATTATAGTAGTTTAGTATCACAAATACAGAATTTTTCAGAAGATGATTCTACAGAATTGTCAAATGAAATTGATAATATAATTGCACAAGCAGAGGAAATGATATTTCAAAGGTTGCCAAGTTTACCTTGTTTTAGGCAATCATCAACAGGCACATTGTCAGTAGGAACTGCTGATTATACAGTGGCTAATGCAAGAATGATAAGACAAGTAACTGTTACAGATTCAAGTTCAAACAGAATATTTTTAAATCATAGAGTGGATTCTTATTTAAAAGATTATCACCCTATATCAGCAACAACAGGTCAACCAGAAATGTATAGCACGAAAAGTGCAGGAACAAGTGGTACAATTATTACACTTGCACCGACACCTAGTGCCACTTTAGCATATCAAATAGATTTTATTGCACCTGAAACAGGAATTTCATCAAGTAATACAACAACATGGATTGGAAACAATGCAGAGAATGTTTTATTAATGGCATCATTATATGAAACTTCTTCTTTTCTAAAAGCCGAAGAAATGTTAAAACTATATAAAGGAAAATTTGATGAAGCTATTGCATTGTTTCAACAAGAAATGGGCAGAAACTTTACAGCAGAATACGAAGGAGGTATTTAAATGGCTATAACACAAGCGATGTGCACCAGTTTCAAGTCGGAGATACTTCAAGAAGGACACCAACTTGCGACTGACACAATAAAAATTGCATTATATACAAGCACAGCATCATTAGATGCAACAACAACAGCTTATTCAAGCTCTAATGAAGTAAGTGGAACAGGTTATACAGCTACAGGTGTATCATTAACTAGCACAACAGTTTCAACAAGTGGCACAACTGCATATTTTGATGCGGCAGACCCCTCATGGACAAGTGCATCATTTACAGCAAGGGGTGCTTTGATTTATAATTCAAGTAATAGTAATAAAGCAATAGCTGTTCTTGATTTCGGTGGTGATTTTACAGTGGCAGGAGGAACATTTAAAATTACATTACCAGCGGCAGGAACAACTGCAATTATAAGGATAGCATAAAATGTCATCAACATATGTAAATGATTTAAGACTCAATGAAATGGCTACTGGTGATGGTAGTGGAACTTGGGGTACAACAACAAACACAAATTTAGAGTTGATTGCTGAAGCATTTGGGTATGGCACAGAGGGTATAACAACAAATGCTGACACACATACCAGTACAATAGCAGATGGTGCTACAGACCCCGTAAGAGCCCATTATGTGAAATATACTGGAACTTTAGATTCTGCTTGTACTATTACAATAGCACCTAATACTGTTAATAGGTTTCATATTATAGAAAATGCTACAAGTGGTTCACAAAACATCATTATTAAACAAGGCACAGGAACAACAGTAACTATACCGAATGGTCATAATAAAGCAGTTTATCTTGATGGTGCAGGTGCAGGTGCCGCAGTTGTAGATGCTTTTACAGATGTAAACTTTGCAGGAACAACTACAGTAGATGATTTAACATCAAGTGATGATGTTACAGTAGGTGATGATTTAATCCTTAATTCAGATAGTTCAATAATAAGTATGGGTGCAGGTGCAGATGCAACATTTACACATGATGGAACAACTGGTGTTACAATTGCCGCCAATCCTATAACAATAGATTCTGGTGGGGATTTAAATCTTGATGCTCATACAGGTATATGGGTATTTAAAGATGCAGGAAGTGAAATGTTACGATTTACAGAAGGAAATTCTGGTGATGTAACAATTAAGTTGGCAACTAATGCAAAGGATTTAGTTTTTACTGATAATGGTGATGCCACTAACATGAAAATATTAGATGCCGCCGCAGGAATAAATGTTCCAGGTGAGGTTCAAACTACTAAAATTGCATTTACAGATGGCGATGATGCTATAACCATATCCGATGGTGGTGCTGTTGCTTTCTCAGCAGGAGTAAGTTTTGGTGATAATGCAATAACTAATGTAGGTGATATTGCTTTAGATAGTATTTCTTCAGATGCAGGAAATGGTACAGCAATTACCTTTAGTCAAGGTGTTGTGCCAAATACAGAAACAGCAAGTAAA